CCCATCGCCTTTAAAGCGGCAGCCTCTTGGGGGTTGATGTGAGCAAGGATGGTGTCGCCACCACGCCCATGCTTGCGCAATAGCTCAACCGCCTTTTTTATTGCGCGCTTATCTGCCATTTCAGTACCCACGCAAAGCTGTAGTCATTTGTTCGCTCATGCCAGCATCAGTCAATCCTGTTTCTGGTGTCAGCCTAGTGTCTGACAGCAAAGATCTGCGACCACTGCGGCGGCGAGCGGTCATCTGAGATGACTCACGCTGTGCGATCTTTCGGCGCTCGGCCTCTAGTTCTGCAGCTTGGGTGGCTGCTGCCTTTTCCATTGAGGTCTTTTGCTCTTGATACTGCTTTTGCTGTTCGGCAAGTTGAACCTTGGCCACTTCTGCAGCTTGGGTTTGCTGTGTGGTCAAGTTCTCCATGAGCTTTTTTTGCTCATCAGCAGTTAACTGTGTTTGCCGCAATCTGTTGGCGGCATCAATCTTTTGTTGCTCTAACCCTGCGGATTGCAAATCACGGTTCTTTTGTGACTCGGCGGCAGACTGCTCACGCGATAGACGCGCCGCTTCAATTGCTGTATCGCGTGACTTTTGTGCTTCAGCGGCTGCAGTTTCACGCGCCAGCCGTGCCTGCTCCATGGACTCTGCCTGTGCTCGCTTGGCCTGGTCACGCGCTTCAGAGGCAGATTTCCTGGATTCACTGACCGCATAAACGGTTGCAGCAGCGGCCACCAATGGAACCCACCAAACAAACTCAGGCTGGCCAGTTTCTGGGTTGATCTTGTTCTTTTCATGGCCAACCGTGAACTCATCCAGGTTGCCGCCACTGTTCTTGAACAAGTCAGCAATCATCTGCTTGTTTTTGGGGTCGGACATGATCTGGGCGGGGATGATGACCTCGCCCTTGGTCAAGTGGCCAACGGTGTCATCAGTGCCGCGACCTTTTTGGGCAGCTTTGTCCATGGCCCCCTCAAGATCCCCGTTCATTGACTTCTCAACCATCATGCGTTTGTTGCGTTTCATAGTCACCCCACAGTTTCAGTTCCAATAGATTCTATTGGAGTTTGTACATGATGCAAGTGGCTGTATATCGGCGTGATATGCATCATGCAAAGACATCAAAATCAGTATTGGCATTGAGTTGGCCAAGCGGCCTGGCACCGTAGCTGTTTGTGCGGGTCATTCGGTTGTATTCGCCACCGCCCAGCATCAAATATCCGAATGAGTCGCCAATGTGTGAGTGTTCGTTCTTGTTTGGCGCATCTCTAAAGCGCTCCTGGCCAGCTCCCACGGCCACGCGCTTGAAGTGGTAGCCACCGCCCAGTGCTTTGCGCAGCAGCTTGCACTCGCGGCTCACAATCAGGCCAGGTTTGCCGTTGATCAGGCGCTGCATGGGCGCAGCAGAGGCCTCCCGGCGCACCTTGAAGTCATTGCTGGCCGTTGGCTGGGCCTTGAGCCCCAAGGTTCGCAGAAAATCAAAGGCTGTGACCTCGTAAATCGCGTCCCTGGCCATGCCTGCCGGGTCACCCCAGATCATTACCTGGTGGTTTGGGTACCTGGAGTTGAGCTCGGCAAGCAATTGCTGGCCAAAACGCTCCAGACCCATGTCAAAGGTCACGATCTCATGCAAGATCTGCCATCTGCCGTTGGGCAAACGCTGGCCAATGGTGGCTGCGGGGGTCAATCCAAAGTCCAGGCCGACCTGGATGGGCACATCATTGCTCACTTCCACGTCACCAGACATCGAGCTGTCCTCGTATTCTGGCCAGACGGGCCTGCCTTCTTGCACATAGGTGTACTCGGCCCCGGCGTAGCAGCGAATCCAATCTAAATTCTTGCCCAAGAGCATTTGCTGGTAGTAGCCGCCGGGCAGGTTGTTGACGTTCTCAGCGCGGGGGTTTGGCTTCCACCATTTGCCTGCGCTATATATATGGTCTTGCGCCTCGGGCATCTCGGGCAGGTCTTCAACGGCCACCGGCACCACGCCACCAGGCTGCTTGAAGAACTTCCAGGCATAGGGGCCGGTCATCTTTTCCTTTTCGGCCATCCGGTGCCACCAGTGGTCATCATCCATGGGGTTGGTGTCCATCCAGATCCCGTGCCAGGTGGCACCCCCATCGCGCTTTGTCGGATACCGGCCAACCCGGTGGGTCAGTCCATCGATCACCGCCTTGGGCAGCTCACGCGCTTCATTGACCCAGGCACCCGTGAGCTCAAGAGACAAGAGCTTCCTGACATCTTTGGGTTGATCAAGCGCCAAGAAGATGACCTCGCAGTCAATCCCCGCAGCATCCCCCCTTGCCGGCAGCCTGATGTGGTGGGTGATAGGCGGTGTCCACAGCATGGGGCCAAAGGTGTTCTCAGGAAAGAGATCCAGCCAGGTCTTGATGGTGGTGGTCTTGAGCATGGGGTAGCTGTTTCGCACCACAGCCCAGCGCGAGTACTTGATGCCATCAATCGGGCTGGGCTTTTGTTGCACCGCCTTGAGCATGATCTTGGCCGCGCAGCCATAACTCTTGCCCGACCCCACCGGGCCCATGACACCTTGGACAAACGCCTTGCTCTGAATGAAGTCGTAGATCACAGGCGACTTGGAAAAGTCCAGGTTCAGCCCGGTGATCGGAACCTCTTTGCCAGATGTCTCTTTGGTGCGACTCATATAGATCCTTAATTTGTTTTTTGCGCCAGCCCGTCATCAGCGGCCTCACATTTCACACAGCCTGGATGATCAGGATCACGACAGTCAGGGTTGGCCAATAGTCTGGCACGCTGCTGACGCATGTATATCTCTAGCATGCGCATCTCAATGATGTCTTGATCGTCAACCATGCTTCAGCCTAATCAAGCGACCAAACTGATCGGTCTTGCCGCAATAGCTTTTGATCCAGGCCTTGTCCACATTGCGACTGAGCTGGACTCCACACTTAGAACAGCGGTACATCATCTGCGCTCGCCTTCAATGTCATCAGGCTCCACATCAGTCACGTCTGGTGCCATGACATTGATGCCAAGCACTGATGGCCGATCCTCGTTGTCAGGGTTGTCCAGCAAACCAGAGGCCTTGGCCAGCAGCCGCAGCACCCCCACCTTGTCATAGAGCTCAATCTCCAAGGTGTTAGACCCATCCTTGTCAGTGCGCACCCTGACGTTCTTGATCGCATTCAAGGCGTGCTCAGGTATATCGCTTGAGCGCTTGACCTTCACATTGCCCTCATCATCCCAAGACATGATGTCAGTGATCTTGGTGTTGGCCATGGACAGCAGCGCATAAGCCACGGCCTCCTTGTTGGCCAGCAAGGTCGAGCTGCGCTCAAGCCTGCGCTGCACCGACCTCACCCCACCCCAGTTGGTCAGGGGAGGGATAACACTGGTCTGTTTAGGCCGTGCCATCAGAAAGGTATATCGTCATCATTGCTCACCAGCATTGGCACCGGGGCAGCACCCAAAGGCGGCACCGTACTGGCCACCGGCTGCTGCTGGCACCTGTCGCCAATCTGGCATGAGATCCACTTCTCACCAGCCGCCGTGTCTTTAGTCCAGCCCTTGAACCAATGCACAGTCCCGTCAGGCAGCATGATCTTGCCGGTCAGGTTGGGATCCCTCTTGTCGGTACGCATGCCCTTGTTTTTAAAAAGTGAACCACTGCTGGGCCGCATCTCAAAGTTAGTAGCCATTTACAAACGCTCCTTATGGTAAGTGTACAGAAAGTTACAGGTTGGGGAAATTAAAAAGCATGCCAGGTCAGAAAAGAGCTGTTGGCAGAAAGTTGGGAAAATTTTGGAGAGGGCCCCCTACGCTACCGTGAGGGGTGGGGGGGCAAGGGTCGCGTTCCTGGCGCGTCACCGGGCGCGGATCGCAGGCGAGCACGCTGGCGCATATGGTCAGGCCGAGGTTGCTAGGCTGGAGACACCCTTTTCCCGTGGCTTGTACAAAATCCATACGTTCGTCTGCAAATTGGACAGACCGATTTAAACGATCTACAACGCGATGGAATGCTTGGTGGCTACCCATGTACCAACTCATGGTTTTACAGGGCTTGTAGAGGCTTCTAGGTGCCTTGTCAGGGCATCGGATCGGTGCTCGATGATGGCATTGATCCACCAATCCAGCCTCCCAGGTGGCTGCACGCCCTCGCGTCTGGCAGCAGCGGTCAAATCGTTGACTGCGAGCTCGACCATGGCCGGTGTCATGTCACAATCAATTAAGTATTTTAAAAGCTCAAAATCATTTGTTTGGTTGTGTAGAACCTTATTTAATATCTTTATATATCCGTTCCGGTGTTCTGTACAACCCCTAGAGGTTGTTGATTTTTGCTCTCCAGGTTGTACCTCATCACTTTGAGAATATAAGTTATCCACAGGCTGGAGAGGTGCTTGTGCTACAACCTCTGGAGGTTGTGCAGGTGTCCCTTTTGGTTGCCTCTTTTTGGCTATTTCTGCCTTCATCTTCCTGACCGTCAATGTCTCATTAGTGGATGGCATTAAGTACTCCTTTGGTGTTGATTTAACTGACTTGAGTGCGCCTTGCATGAGTTGTGCAATTCGCTGTTGACCGGCCTTGCTGACAGGTTCTTGCATGGCCTTTTGATCTATCTTTTGCATCACTGGTGGCCTTGTATCTTCGATTGTTGAGGTAACGCTGATGGCATCTTGAGCACTTATTGATGGGTCATAGATGACCCGCCAGATGTTCATTCGTTCGCCTGGCTTGGCCTTCCAGATCACTTCCAGGTATCCCAGCTTGGTCAACTTAACCACTTGTTTGCTGATGGCTTGCTGGCTTACCTTGAGCTGTTCAGCCAGCCTGGCCTGGCCAACCCAGGTGATCCCGGCACGGTTGCAGTAGCTGCAGATCAGGATCAGGGCACGCATCATCCCCTCAGAAAGCCGCCTGTCGGTGCATGCGCGGATCGGTATTACGGCCAACTTTCGCTGATCTGGGATCGGATCACGCTCTTTGATGCGCGGCTTTTTGGGCACGCTGAATGGCACTATGTTGTCAGTCACAGGCATTGCGCTCACGGTAGATGTCCTTCATGTGCTGCCTGATGCGCTCGGCTGATCCCTGGCCATAGATCTTTTCGCTGGCCAGCAGCATGCGCTCCACCATGGCCTTGTCCTTGTTGTAGTCCCAGGCTGCCAATATGTCCCTGGCCTGGCCACGCTCGCTTATCCAGCGCTCGGGCAGCGGCCCTGTGTGCTTTGGGTAGTGCGGCTTCCATAGCCGTTTCACTTGAGCTTGATGGCGTTGATCACCCGCTGGGCAATGCTTGGGTGCTGCCGCTTGAGCTCTTCCCTCATGCTTTCGCTCAACTGCTGGCGCAGCCATTTGATGCCGCCCAATCGGTGCCATTCAGCCAGGTGCGCTGGGATTAGCCTGGCGCTGACAGTCCTGGCCACACTGGTCATCTCACTCTTTGGTCTTGGCATGGTCGCCTTTCAAAATCTCGTTGTTAAGCTCCAGGGCAATGCGGCGCACCCCTTTGAGCAGTTCATGCAAGTTGTCCACGGTTTCCATCTCTCGCTCAAGCGCGTCTTTGAGCAGTGCGATCTGGTGGTGTAAAAAGCGCAGCTCACCGTTGGCCTCTTGGGTGTCGCGGATGATCCCGTCCTCATCTCTGAATAGCTTGACGTAGCTGATGTGCATCACTTGTGCTCCCAGGCCTTCACAAATGCGTAGAGCACCGCTAGGCAGATCACTGCACCCAGCACCAGCACGCCAAAGATCACAAGCAGGTCAATCACGCGACAACGCTCCGCATCTCCCAGCCTGCTAGGAAATAGTTCCAGCGCTGCTGCATAGCCGGGTTGTTGTACTTGTCGCCCGACATGGCCAGGTCTGCATCGGTGTAGCCTTTGCTTGCCATCAGCGCATGAAACACTTGTCGTGCTTTCATGTTGTTTCCCTTGGTGGCACTGGTTGTGCGTCCAACATATTTCGACACGCAATGATGGATGCAATGTCATCACCCACAGGTTCTTGTTCTCCCCTTGCTCTGATGGCCTCTGCACAGTCAATGCAAGTCACATCCCACAGAGATATTTCTGTGTCTGAGTAAAAATCTGGTGCTATCAGTTCATCACACAGCTTTGCACACGCCTCACGCTCTTTCTCTGCTACCAATTTGGCAAAGTGATAGCGGGTAAACATCTCGCCATCTTTGATTGACTCTTGCATAGCCTGTTGCCACATGGTGTCAATTTCTTCTCGTTTCATTTGTCGGCCTCCAGTGCCCAGTGCAGCAGCGCCAGCGCGTCTGCTTCGTTGTCATCAGTGACCGGGTGGCCAAGTAGTTGCATGGCCGCAACCATGGCTTGCTTGTCGGCGTTGCCCCGGCCAGTTGCGTGCTTCTTGATCGTGCCCACCGGCACGCCTTGATAGGGAATGTTGTTTTGCTCAGACCAAGAGGTCAGCGTGGCCAGCAGCCCGCCGTAGACATGCGCAGAGTCGGTGCTGGCGTGACGGCGCACCTCTTCAAAGTAGATTGAGCTGATCTCTGGGCCTACGCTGCCGTAGATCTCGGCCAGCCACTTCTTGAAGCGCAAATAGCGCATGCCGCCGCCTTCATACCGGCCAGGCTTAAAGCTCGACCAGCCATGCACGATGGTGCCGTCAGCCGCCTGGCAGGCCCAGCCGGTGGTGGTGCCCAAGTCCAGCGCCAGGACAACCGCCGTCATAGCTGGCCAGCCTCGCGCAGTGCCTGCACAAAGGCCTCGACATCAGGGCAGGGCAGGTCGCTCCAGCAGCCAGCGTCCCCGGTCATAAAGAGCGCCTCCGCAATGACATCGCCGGGCATGCGCTGGCCTTCCTTGGTCTTGTCCAAGATCTTGTTTGCATCCTCCAATGTCATGGCTGACGCACCTCGCCAAGAAAGCGCTGCAGCCGAGGAGTGAGCTCGCCATACCTGGCTTGCAAGTGCTCTCTGATGGCCTCATCGGCCACGCTCGCACGCGACCTGCGCTGGTCAGTTGCAGCCTTGTCCAGCAGCTCTCGCGTGCCGGGTTTCAAGCGCATTAAAAAGGGGGTGGTTTTCATCCTGGTATATCCTTGAGACATACCCCCATTGTGGCGTTTGGAATCTGTACACCAGGGCGAGGCGAGGTAATACCCGACTAGATCGTAGGGTTTGGTGATTGTACTAAGCGATATACATCTGGTAGGATTGGGACATGTACACAGCGCAGATAAAGCGCACAAGGAGTGAAACATGGCAACACACAACGGCAAATTCGTAGCCTACTATCGGGTCAGCACTGAGCGCCAGGGCCACTCTGGCCTGGGCCTTGAGGCACAACGCGACCTGGTCACCACGTTTCTCAATGGCGGCAAGTGGGACTTGGTTGGCGAGTTCCAAGAAGTTGAGTCTGGCACCCGCAAGAAGCTCAAAGACCGCCCAATGCTGCGTGCAGCCCTTGACCTGTGCAAGAAACAAAAAGCCACGCTGGTGGTCGCCAAGCTCGACCGCTTGGCCAGGGATGTTGAGTTCATCAGCATGCTGCTCAACGGCAAGGTCAACTTTCTGTGCGCCGACATGCCCGAGGCCGACAAAGTCTTCTTGCAGATGATGGCCGTGTTCAGCGAGTATGAAGCAAAGCGCATCAGCCAGCGCACAACAGACGCATTGCAGGCACTGAAGCGCCGTGGCGTGAAGCTGGGCAGCCCAACACCAGAAATCGGTGGCGCTGCTGGCACTGTTGTGATCAAGCAAAAGGCCGCTGACTTTGCTGAGAAGGTCGGCCCCGTTGTGCGCGACATCCTCAAAAAGTCAGGTGCCAAGACCCTGCGCGAGATCAGCCAGGCACTGACCGCTCGCGGTGTTCAGACACCACGGGGCAACCTGGAATGGTCGCCCACCCAGGTCAAGAACCTGCTGCAGCGCGTCAAATGATCCAAATGCATAGATTTGCAAATAAATACCATCTTTGTATATCTGTTAATCATTTGATTTATTTTGAAACTCAATCAATTGGCCGTTTAATAAAATAACACAAGGATAAAAACATGGAAGCTGTAAGACCACTTGAAGGCGCTGTCAATTTGGAGCGCAAACACCTAGCTCAATTGCTGGGTCGAACTGGTCGCGGGATCAATTGCCGCATGGACATCCCGGTCATGGTGCTGGAAGACATTCGCTGGGCCAGCAAGGTGTTCAGCGACTTGGCAGCGGAGCTCCAAGAGCTTGGGTTTGGCGACCAAATCCATGACGAAATTTACCGCATTTTGCGAGCTCGCGCTGCCATGGAAAAGGCACGGCATGCGTTGGCCATCACGAACAAAAAAGGAGAAGCTGTAAAAGCTCAAATTAGTGCAAAGGCGAAATTGCTCAAGGCCACTACAGGTAGTGGTTGAGCGACAAAACCCTTTTGGAATGTGGACAACCGAAAATCATCAACCTTGAAAGGTAATAAATGAGTACTAAAAAGCTCGCTAGACTACCAAGGCTGGGCATAAATGCCTGCTTGGAGACATCAATGATTGAAGTGACACCTTTTTCTAATAAGTACGATGTATATTGTGCTTATATAAAGAAAAACACTACATGTAGTGTGTCGCGCAAACCCGTATTCAACACGGGGAAGGTGCAAATTGGGCTTCGTTATGAGGCACCAAACCACGCGCAAATGACCCGCGATGAGGAGCGAATCCAGGCCGCTTTGCTGCGTCTGGATGACCGCAATTGGACTGCTGCGGATCTCGCCCTTTACTTTGTCGCCGCTGCTGCTGTTGCTGCGATTTTGGTGTGGGGGCGCTGACATGAATCAGACCCAACAACACCAGGTCGGACGGCAGTTGCGCGACCAACAACTTGACATGTTTGAGCACAGAGACACAGAGTTCCTGACTCGCTGTCGGACACTAGCTGTGGAGATTTGTCGCACCAGCGCCACAGGTACTGTGAGCATCAATGACATAAGACCTCTGTGTCCCAGACCCTCTGGGAC